TATGTATTAAATGCCATAACGCTAAAACGGCACGCGAGACAGCAAAACGCCGGGCTGCAGGCCCCTAGGGGCTTAGGTTCTCTACAATGGCATATGCCAGATGCGTGCGCGTGGTCAATTTTTTGTGCGTGCAAATTAGAAAACTTTTTTTGGCGAGGAAATGGCGCTTGAGCATTGATTTCATTGATGTTTTTGGCAAATCGAGCGGTGCAAAATCCGGCTCGTTTCCGGCCAAAATCGGCGCAGAAGAGCCATTTCGCGGGGTGATTTCGTATGGCAGCACCCGGACGTAAGCCCCTGCCCGTGGTCGTCAAGAACATCAAGGGGACGCTGCAGAAGTGCCGGACCAACATGCGCGAACCGAAGCCGACGACGGCCTTGTGTACCCCGCCCGACTACATGTCCGAGGGCGCCAAGGAAGCGTGGAACTACGCGGTGGCCAATTCGCCACCCGGTTTGCTGTCGGCGCTCGACGGCGCAGTGCTGGAGCGCTGGGCGAACTGCTCCGGGATGTACCGCGAGGCGCTCTCCAAGATCAACAAGGCCGGCGTCTCCGGGATGATGATCAAAACGCCCAGCGGCATTCTGCGGCGCTCGCCCCTGATGGACGTGATCCGGGATCTGGCGCTGGAGATGAAGGGCTACGAGGCCGAGATGGGATTCACCCCGGCGGCGCGCTCACGCATCTCGCTGCCGGCGGAATCGACGACCGAGTCGGATCCGTGGTCGGAGATTGCTGGCTGATGGCCACTCGCAGCTACACCACGATCGCCCGTCAGTACGCCAAGGCCGTCGTCACCGGCAGGGTTCTCACCGGCAAGTGGGTGCGCGAGGCCTGCCAGCGGCAACTCGACGATCTCGCGCGCTTCACGGGCAGGGACAGTCCCTACCGCTTCAACCCGACGCTGACCGACAAGCTGGGCCGCAGTTTCCGGCCTGCCGACAACCTGTGCGCCTTCATCGAGCGCCTGCCGCATGTCAAGGGACCGCTGGCGGGACAGCCGATCCACCTGGAGCCCTGGCAGGTGTTCATCCTGACCACCGTCTTCGGCTGGGTGAAGCCTGATGGCAAGCGGCGCTTTCGCCGCGCCTATATCGAAGTGCCGCGCGGCAATGCGAAATCGACACTTTCCTCCGCCCTGGCCCTGTACATGCTGGCCGCCGATGGTGAAGGTGGCGCCGAGGTCTATTCGCTGGCGACCACTCGCGACCAGGCGCGCATCGTCTTCGGCGACGCGCAGACCATGGCCCGCCAGTCGGCCGGGTTTCGGACACGCTTCGGCGTCGGCGTCGGGGCGCACAACCTGCACGTGCTGGCCAGGGGCTCGAAGTTCGAGGCGCTCTCCGCGGAAGGCTCGACCCTCGACGGCCTGAACATTCACTTCGGCTGCATCGACGAGTTGCACGCGCACAAGACGCGGACCGTCTACGACGTGGTCGAGACCGGCACCGGCAAGCGCGACAACTCGCTCTTGTGGGTGATCACCACCGCCGGCAGCAACCGCTCGGGTATCTGCTACGAGATCCGCACCTTCGTCACCCGCCTGCTCGACGGCGTGCTCGCGGACGACAGCCAGTTCGGCATCGTGTATGGGCTCGATGACGGCGACGACTGGACGCTCGAAGAGTCGCTGATCAAGGCCAATCCCAACTGGGGTATCTCGGTGCGCCCGGAAGTGCTGGCGCCGCTGCAGGCCAAGGCCATGCAGATGCCGAGCGCGGTGAACAACTTCAAGACCAAGCACCTCAACGAGTGGGTCAACGCGGACACCGCATGGATGGACATGCGATCCTGGGATCGCTGCGCCGACCAAGGGCTCGATATCGACTCCTATGCGGGACAGCCGTGCTGGATCGGACTTGATCTCGCCAGCAAGACCGACATCGCCGCCCTGCTGCTGGTCTTCGCGCACCAGGAGATCGACGGCGGCTTTGCGGTGTTCGGTCGCTACTACCTGCCCGAGGACACGGTGCACGCCACGGGCAACAGTCAGTACCCCGGCTGGATGGGCAGCGGGCGGCTGACAGTGACGCCGGGCAACGTGATCGACTTTGGCTGGATCGAGGCCGACCTGGTGGAGTTCGCCTCGTGCTTCGCCATCCAGGCAGTCGCCTTCGACCCGTTCCAGGCGACGCAGTTGTCGACCCGCATGCTGGCCGAGGGACTGCCGATGATCGAGGTACGCCCGACGGTGCTCAATTTCTCGGAACCAATGAAGACGCTCGAGGCGCTGGTCCTGCAAGGGAAGCTGATCCACGACGGGGATCCGGTGCTGGGCTGGATGGTGAGTAACGTCGTGGCGCACCTGGACGCCAAGGACAACATCTATCCGCGCAAGGAACGCCCGGAGAACAAGATCGACGGCATCGTCGCGCTGATCATGGCACTGTCGCGGGCGATCACGCCCGGCACCCAGGTGGTGCTCGGTGCAGACTACGAGCTGGTGATGCTCTGATGGGGATGTTCAGCTTTCTCTCGCGCTGGATGGCCTCGAGTGACGACCGTTCACCGGGAGGTGACTTCTGGTTCGAGCCGGTCACCATGCGGAGCTCCAGCGGCATGCGGGTATCGGCGGACAACGCCATGCGCCTGGCGGCGGTGTACGCCAGTGTGCGCATCCTGGCCGAGACGATGGCGTCCTTGCCGTTCGTGCTCTACCGGCAACGCGCCGATGGCGGCAAGGACCGGGTGACGGATCACTGGCTGTACACCGTGCTAGCCAAGCGTCCGAACCGCTACCAGAACCCGTACGAGTGGCGCGAGATGTTGCAGGGCCATCTGGCATTGAGGGGCAACGCCTACAACCGGATCGTGGCCAACCGCCGCGGCGAGATCGTCGAGTTGATGCCGATCCACCCGGACCGGATCAGGATGGAGCTGATGCCGTCCGGTGACTACCGCTATCGGGTGACCGATCGGCTCGGGGTAGAGGCGATCCTGCCGCGCGGCGAGATCTGGCATCTGCGTGGTCTGTCGTCGGACGGTTTGATGGGCATGAGCCCGATCGAGCTGGCGCGCGAGAGTCTGGGCATGGCGCTGGCGGCGCAGGACTACGGTGCGCGCTTCTTCGCCAACGACGCGAAGCCGACCGGCGGCTGGATCGAGTTTCCGGGGTCGTTCAAGGACAGCGAGGCCAAGAAGGTGTTTCGCGAGTCGTACCAGGCGGCGCAGTCCGGGGCCAACCGCGGCAAGGTGCTGGTACTGGAAAACGGCATGAAGTTCCACGAGGTGGGGGTGACCAACCGGGACGCGCAGTTTCTCGAACTCCGGAAATTCCAGATCACCGACATCGCGCGCTTGTTTCGCGTGCCGCCGCACATGATCGCTGATCTCGATCGCGCAACCTTCTCGAACATCGAGCAGCAGAGCCTGGAATTCGTCATGCACACGATGACGCCGTGGGCCGAGCGGTGGGAAGCGAGCATCGAGTCCGAGTTGCTCCTCGACGGCGACGATCTGGAAGTCGAGTTCGACTTCGCGAATCTGATGCGCGGCGACGCCGCCAGCCGGTCGTCGTACTACCAGAGCGGGATCCAGAACGGCTGGCTGACCCGCAACGAGGCGCGCATCGCCGAGAACCTCAATCCGCTCGACGGGCTGGATGAGCCGCTGCGGCCGTTGAACATGGTCGAGGAAGGTTCGGCAGAGGACCTGGAAGGCGATGCTGGGCAGGATCAGCGGCCTGCGCAGGATGTGACTGGACCGCAAGACGATGAAGACGCACAGACCGAATGACGATGGGGATGACACGATGAACCACCACTTGCTGGTTGCTGAATTTCTGGCCACCCCCTGGGCGCTGATGCCCGAACGACTGAATGCGGTGGCGGCGGTCCTGGCGCGCTGGTCGCTGGACGTTCCGGCTGGCGAGGACGTCCTGACATCGATCGCCGCTGACCGCAACGTGCGGGAAGCGCGCCGGCAGGCGGCCACCGCAGTTTCCAGCGGCGGAATTGCGGTGCTGCCGCTGTACGGGGTGGTGACTCAACGCGGCAACATGGTCGACGATGTCTCGGGCCCCGGAAGCGTGAGCACGCAGCAGTTTGCCTCTGCCCTGCGCCAGGCGCTGGCCGATGATTCGGTCAGCCAGATCCTGATCGACATCGACAGTCCGGGTGGCAGTGTCTATGGGGTGTCCGAGCTTGCTGACGAGATCGTCAGTGCCCGGGCACAGAAGCCCGTGGTGGCGATCGCCAACAGTCTCGCCGCTTCGGCTGCCTACTGGATTGGCTGTTCGGCGTCGGAGTTCTACGTCACACCAGGCGGCGAGGTCGGCTCGATCGGCGTCTGGCAGGCGCACTTCGATTACTCGCAGGCGTTTGTCACCAAGGGCGTCAAACCGACATTGATCTCGGCAGGCAAATACAAGGTCGAGGGCAATCCGTATGTGCCGCTCGACGAGGATGCACAGAGCTTCATGCAGTCGCGTGTGGACGACTACTACGCCACCTTCACCAAGGCCGTGGCGCGCGGGCGCGGCGTGCCGATTGGGCAGGTGCGCGAGGGGATGGGTCAGGGTCGTGTGCTCGGTGCGGATGCGGCAAAGGCGCAAGGTATGATCGATGGTGTGGTCACGTTCGACGATGTTGTCAGGAAGATGCGTCGCGATGCCAGGTCAAATGGAAGGCCGACAGTGAGTCGCTTGACTCAGGCGCAACGGGAACTCGATATCTTGGGTACCCGAGCGTGATGTGTGGAATTGCTCGATTCATGGGTTGCCTTGCACGCGTTTCCGGCCGTTCAGGGGTAGAATTCCAATGAGTGCAGCCGGCCAGAAGCGGTCATCGGTGGCTACTATGTGATTAGACCCCTAATGACCCTTATGACGCATCTGATTCTACTGCTCAGTAGTTTAGACTTCGAAAAGAATCTTCGATAAATCGGGAACTGTAGAGATGCTACCTTTGATCGCTGTACCCCTTCTCCACTCGTCTGGTGCTTGGATCGCATCAACGGCTGCAGGGGGGGTATGTTGCGGGTACGCTATCAAGCACGTGGATCGGTGCTTTCATTGCGGGTAATGCAGCAATACTTTCTGGATTGGGGATTACATCAGCCGCGGGCGTTCTGGCTGCGATGGGTGGAGGGTTGTCTAGTGCAGGAGCCGCTTTGGGAAGCGGATTGTCAGCGATTGGATTGTCGGGTGTCGCTCAGAGTTTAGGCCTAGCTCCCGCAACTTTTCTTGGCCTGACAGTAGCGAGTTGGGCTTTGGTCGCCACCAGTGTTGCCGCCGTTGGCATAGGCTATTTCTTTACGAGTAAAAAGCTGGCGGAAATCAACCAAGAGCGAGCTAAAGGTGGACTCGTAGCTGTGACTTGGACGGAGATCATCGCAGAGGCTCGTGATTATGAGAAGAAAGCGTTGATGAACATACTAGAGGGTCTGGAGGCTGAATTTCAAGGAAAACTTATTCTGGATCGCTCGATCGAGACGGCCGTAATCATGAATAAGAATTACAAGATCAGCGATCTTAAATACGTTATTGAGAAGAGTGGCAGAGAGTATATTGCCCTACGTTCCAATATACCCTTCAGAGAGATCATACTCTTTGTCGTTAAGGGACAAAGCGATTAGTTAGATGCCGATAATGTGGCCCTTGATAAAATTAATTCGATTGATATGGAATGCCTGCTTTGGGTCGTCCACTGCCAGTGACTCGCAAGACTTGAAGGGCAACAACTATGGTTTCAACCATCGTTCCCACCGATCGACCCAAGCGCAACCGATTCAAGCCTTCTACCCTGGCGACGCTCCTTTGAGCCTTCCCCCGCCCTAAGCCGACCCCCGCCCCCCCCCCGCCCACC